GATATCCTGACACAAGAGGGTGATATCGGAAAAGCAGTCCGGTTCGTTCAAGAAGTATGTCGAGATATGATTGATGGCCGGTTTGACCTAAATATGTTTGTTATTAGTAAGACGTTGCGGGAATATTATAAGGACCCGGAATCTATAGCACATAAAGTCCTAGCTATGAGAATGGCTGACCGCGACCCGGGTAATAAACCCGCATCTAATGAGCGTATCCCTTATGTATATATTAAGATAGATGAAAAACCGGGTGTGGAATACCTACAAGGCGACCGGATAGAACATATTAATTATGTCCGGGAACAAAAATGTAAAGTGGATTTTGAAACATATATTACTAACCAAATTATGAAACCAGTTAGCCAAATTCTGGAACTAGATATTGAAAATATACCTGGGTATCCGCATATACATAATCCAGAGTATTTCCTGAATCTAGAGAACCATTATTATAATAAGTTTGAAGGTGATTTGAAAAAAACCGCTAAAAAAATAAGTGCTTTACGACAGGAATTAGTCCAGAAAATAGTATTTGAACCACTTATAATATATTGTCGACAGAAAGCAAGTGGTACTATGACCCTAGAAAGTTGGCTATCTCAAAATTTAGTTCCTACCATATCTTATTCAAATACATCAGATTCTGAACTAAATACAGTCGTAATACCAAAAAAAAATCAACGTGGTAAATCCCAAGTTGAGGCAACTGTGCGAAAATATCGGCAAAATACTCTTGAAAGTTTCCTGGTATCATAAAATAGCTAAAAGTCTATTAATAGCATATATCAACAAAACATAACTATTTGTGTGTTTTTCAGAAAAAATAGTATAATTTAAAAAAAAATTTTTTTTTTTTTAACAATCTAAATAATTTTGGGTGGAGTATACCACCTTAAAAAAATACCGTCTTTAGCTTTATTTCGCGTAAGGAAATATAGTCGCATGTTTTGTAGAGTTTCAGCGTGAGAAATTCTACCGTCTTTTATGCTTTTTGCGTGAGAAAAGTAAAAAAACTTTTTTTTTTCTTTTTTTGTGTTTTTGTGTTTTTGTGTTTTTTTGTTGATTATACTTAATCATTCTTTTAGTATATAATAAAAATCAAAAACACAAAAAGGTTAATTAGGAACTCATTCTTATTTACTTTATGTCCTGTAAAAAAACAAAACATTAGTAATGTAAAGGATATTTGTACTTTACAATAATACTCTATTATATTACAAATTTTCAGCGTGTGATTTTAGGTTCCAATAATCTAGTGTTTCCTTTTAGCTGATATTCTTAATCTATATCATTCAAATTAACCCTATTTAACGATGATAAATTTGGATTTCTAGTGGAAGTAGTATTATACAATGATGTTTGTTGCATTCTGCTACGTGATGTTATAGATATAGGTATGACATTTCCTCTACAAAGAGGGCATGTGTTATGGTCGGCTAACCATCTATCTATACATGATACATGAAAACAATGGTTACAACAATTTAAACTACGAACTTGTTGTTGAGATTCATACTCTAGGGTACAAATGCTACAAATAGAAGAACTTAGTTGTATATCAGTATTAGTAGGTTCAAATGTAACAATTGTCGAATTATTTACTATTTGCTCTTGTGTTAAACCATTTTCTGTTGTATTTGATGAATTACCGTCCATACGTGATGGATTAATAAGAGCAGTGAATAATTCATTGAATAAATTAATATCATTTTCATCACCAGACGCCATGGTCTCGATACGTATGCGGCTATTACCAGATATATTAGATCTAGGTTCTTGTCTGAATTGTGATTGAGTGGTTAGTCCATCCACATCATTATGCATTGAACCATTTGTACGCCTAGTTGTTCTAAATGTATTCATATTATTACTGTTATTAGTGGTTTGCCCACTTCTTTGTACTTGTTGTCCTAACAAATTATTATTATTATTACGATTAGTATTTGGAATAGGGTTTTGCAAATATAATCCAAATGGCATTTGGGGTGCACCATATAATTTAAAATAAACACTTAATGGTATATGGTGGCGTTCAACTAATATATTTGGCTCCGATGACATTTTGACTTTTATATATTTTATTTTTGTATATTAAATATTAATTTGTTTTTAAATTAATTGTTAATTTGTTTTTAATTTAATTGTTAATTTGTTTTTAAATTAATTGTTAATTTGTTTTTAAACTAATTGTTAATTTGTTTTTAAAATAATTGTTAATTTGTTTTTAAACTAATTGTTAGTAAATTATCCAAAAATAAAATTAACACACAAAACAAAAAACACAAAAAAAAACCCAAATTTTTATTTAATATACAAAAATAAATAAATAAATTAATAAATTGAAAAAAAACTATTAAAATGTATAATTTTTAAATAAAAAATTGATATTACAAAATAATATACAAATTAGTATTTAAAATAACAATATACTTTTAGTATTATTAAAATAGAAATACAACAAACCAATAACTTCAACAATAAGTAGTAGAAAATGAGTATTCAACAACCTAGTGGTATACATAATCCAGGTAATTTTTGCTATATTATTTCGGCAATCCAAACTTTAAAAAACCTTCAACCATTACTTAATTTCTTTGATAAACAAACTAAAATGGATATGATTTACAATGATATTTTAACGGCAGCCGGGATTACTACACGTGTATCAAAACAAGAATTACAATCGGCAATCACACGTTTGTCAGATGAATATACAAGTAATCAAAGTGTTCTCCAACAAATCATTGTCAAATACCAACTATCAGATGAAGATGTGCGATGGTATCTTGATAAAATTTATAAAGAAAATACTAAAATTTATTTGTATATCATATACCGTGAATTCATAAGAGCTATTAATGGAAATGCAAAGACATTTACTCCTAATAGTTTAATTCGTATTACTGCATCAGTATTTAATGATTTTGGTATGGGACACTTGTGTAATGGTGCACAGAATGACGCGCAAGAATTCATAACAGTACTCTTAGATTATCTGTGTGATAGCCATAGTTTACATGCATCAATACATGTGCCCCAAAGTATACTTGATATGACTGAGAAGGACCTAGATGCTATTCCTGATTTGCAACATCGAATTAAATATGGGTTATTACGTGAAATACACTTACGTTATTCCAAAGAATTTACCTGTCTGAATTCAGAACTATATTTCTATAATTTGAATCAAATCAGGTGTCCTAAATGCGAATTCAGTTCACTAAGTTACTGTCCGAATAATATGCTTTGTGTACCATTACCAGAATCCAATACTTATAACAGCCAAAATTTACAAGCAACTGCTACTCTTTATGGTTGTCTAGATAAATTCTTTGACCTAGAAATGCTAGATGGTGATTACCCATGTAGTAAGTGTGGGAATAAACAAAATATGGGAATTAAGAGATATATTCTTACTAAACCCAAATCATTGATTATTTGTATGAAACGGTTTAACTTTGACACAAGAACAATGTCACTTCGTAAGGACAATCAATTAGTTTCATACCCAGAAGTCTTAGATATTCGAAAATATAATCCTATAGCAGACCAAGACCCTGAAAATACGCAATACCGGCTAACTGGTGTTATTAATCATTCTGGTGCTATTAATTTCGGCCATTACTACTCATGGAATAAAATAGGTGATACATGGTGGCTTCATAATGATGCAACAGTTATGCAAATTCAAGGTCCTTTGAATGATAACCCAAATGCATATATTCTAACATATGAAAAGATTACTTAAAATATCATGGCATGTTTAAAGGTACCGTTCACATTGAATTATACCCTACCCCGGGTGGGCTCGAATCAAAGTGATACACTAGGACCTGACGAATGTGCTTATAATAGAATTTCTACGGTAATAATAATTGGCAATGAATGCAGTAATAAAATCTTGCAAATGAATAAAACTAGAAATAAATTCATACATAAATAATAACATCATAAAAATTACTATGTTTGAATTTGAAGATACCCCAACAAATTTTATTTTAGTGGCAGTAAGTGCCATATTTGCAATGCTAGCATTGGTTATTATTTATTATGTTGTTGTTGGATACAATAATCGGCCCAGCACAACTATCACTCAACCTTCTGTCGGTGCATCTAGCACAATGGTTGCTCCAGCTGCAAATATAAATAAAGTAGTTCCTATGACTCAAAAAATGTATGATGGGTTAGCTACAAATCAGTTGCCTAGTGCATCCGCACCTGCTGGATTAACTGCAAGTCCTGAAGCCGGAACTAAACAGGTATTCCATATTGCTGATAATCTGTTTACGTATGATGATGCGGAAGCTGTTTGCCGAGCTTATGGAGCTGACCTAGCAACATACGACCAAATGGTAGATGCTTATAAAAAGGGCGCTAACTGGTGCAGTTATGGCTGGACTAAAGAACAAATGGCACTTTATCCTATTCAATATAGTTACTGGCAAAAACTCCAAGATAGTGACCCTGAAGAAGCCGGTTCATGTGGTGTTCCAGGTATTAATGGTGGTTTTTTTGAAAATCCTCACATGCAATTTGGTGTTAACTGTTATGGTGCTAAACGCGGACCTCGTAAAGATGAAAAGGTAAAAGATATCTATGTTAGTGACAAAGAACGCGAAATCCGTGCAAAAGTTGCTGCGTTCCAAAAACAATTGGGAAAATTCAGACTACTTCCTTTCAATGAAAATAAATGGGGTAGTTGTAATTTATAATCCTGGCGATATACCTAGATATTATCAATTGGTGGTGTTCCTGGTCGAACATGGTGGGTTGCTTGACCGTTAATCTTAATAATAGGTACCTGATGTGGCGTTCTTTGTTTTTTAATAAATAATATTACTCGTTTAGCTAAATCCAAATCACCACTATATAATTTGGTTAAACACTCTTCTAGGAACTTATAAGTAAGTGTATCATAGCTTGTATCTTGTGCTAGGGTGAGTTTATTACCTTGATACGTAATTCCGTATCCAACAAGTCCATTTTGTGTTATACTTTGTATAAGCCGTTGTTCAGCGCCTCTTTTGGCATCCCGAATACGTGTCAGTTCATCAGATATTCTTTTGTATTCCTGGGTTAATTCCAAATACCTTTGGGTCAATTCTTTAATTGCGGTTGGTATGCCACTAATAGGTTGTGCCGAGACTGGAATATTTTTTGATGCCATTTGTCAAATAAATAGTATGTAAAGCTACTTAGAAATTTGCGGATTTGCTATAAATAATAGAAAAATATTTAATAAAATAACCATCGTATTAAATAACTATCCTAGAATAACAACAAAACCGAAAAAGGTATAATGGCAGCTATTATAAATCATAGTCAAGAAATTTTTAGTCATTCTAGGCAACAACTCAAAGTTTTAAATAAATTCCGCAAACGTTTGGAAAAGGAGAAATATATAAATAACTATGCCAGTAATTACTATGGCAATATGCATAACCGATTTTCCATTCCCGGTATCATAGTTAGTGGTGTAAGTAGTGTTGCAAGTTTCTTAGCAACTAGTGATATGATGAGTGATACTAGTAAAACTGCAATATCAATTGGTGTTGGTATCCTAGCTGCAGGGTCTACTATTATTTATTCGATAGCTAATAGCTATGGCTTTCAATCCCGACGTGATGCATTCCAAATGTCTGCTGATGCATATGATGACCTTATAACCCGGATTGAATTTGAAATAGTTAATCCTAACGAAAATTTTAATGAATTCTGTAATAGCTTAGAGTCACAAATATTGAAAATAAAGACCGATTGCAAATATTTGCCGCCATTATTTATTTATAAGATGTATGAAGAAGAATCACGAAAAATGAAATTAGCCGGATTAGATGAGGAGCATGAAGCTAGTTTGGACTTTGTTATGGTTGATAATAGCCCTGTACGAGGAGGTGTTCCTGCTACTCCTGTAACACAAAGTACAAACAAACAAATTAAGTTACCTAGCAGTGCATCACTTATAGGTGCGATACAGGAAACACCAGCCGCCACATATTTTAACGACCTAGCAACACCTGTATTACAGCCTGTATCACAGCCTGGATTGCAACTAGGTCAGGCTATGACAACCGTTAATAAATTGGCAGCAGGTGGATTAGCAGAACAAGTATCAATTCCGACCACCGATACAGTATCTACTATAATTAATATTCCTTGCATAGATTTATCATCTCAGCAGACACACCGTGATGTGTCTATTAATTTAACAAATATGGATGGAGCAGATATGGATGGAGTTTCTTCTATTTAATCCATTTTTTTAGATTTTCTGTAATTAAAATTCATCATCAAATGTAAAAACATATTGTTTTTTTTCATTTCAAATTACTAAACAAAATAATAAAACAGGAATAAACACATGTTTGTTACGTATTGGAATATATAATACATCTAGTTAGAATATGCTAAACCACCCATACCACTCATGATACGCAGGACATTATAATTGGTTGCATAAATACGGATTTTAGCTGTTGTAGCTGTTGTACCATCTTCATTTTTAAGTGTGAATGCAGTAGTATTAATCTGGAGTGTAGCAGTATCAATCCTGGAGAAGTTACATGTACCACTAGGTTGGTGTTCTTCAGGTGTAAGTGCAAATGAATATACACAAATACCAGGTGCAGGGCCATTAGTATGATGTTGATAGGGTTGTACGTGATTGAAATAGAACCCTGTACGTGTGGTAAATCGGTCTGTACCATTAAGTAGGAGTTTAGCATCTTGTGTTGGATTTTCACCAACATCAAAAATAGGCAATTTAGAAGTATAACCTAATGCTGAATCTGCTGCTGCTGTATTCCCATTCCCAAAAAGGTCAAAGAAAGATAATGATGCTAAATTAATGTCAGGTGCATTGTTAACAGTATCAAACGCAGATGGTACACGAATAGTACCTGCATTTGCTAAAACACCTGAATTAGGAGCATATGAACCACCACCCATCGGCATTCCAGCTAATGGATAAAGACCTATATGCGCGGAACCACCTAGACCACCCCCGCTAGGATGTGACGGTGTTCCTGTAAAATTAGTAGTATCTACGCGGTCAGTAAAATTGAACCATTGCATACCACCCACCGGTTGCATAAGGGAACTATTTACATGCGCATCCTTTTGAATAACCCAGATTAATTCTTTTACGGGGTGATTAAATGGTAAATTAATTCGATTTGCAGATGCTTGAATACTTTCAGTAGTAGACTGTAGTTGTTCGATAAGATATTCGTGAGATTTTTGTGCGAACCTGCGACGTTCATCAGTATCTAAGAAGATATAATCTATCCATAGACTAGCACTAATGCTAGGTATAGTCTCAGTTATATTCTCCGACCAATAACATTCGGCTGCTGAACGAAAAGTTACTGTTATTTTAACTTCATGATATTGTAGTGCAATAAGTGGTAGCGCGAGCCCAGGATTACGGCAATAAAAGAATTGTAGCGGCACATAAATTTCACGACTTGGTTTTGAAGATGTGCTAGGTTGAACGTATTTAGGTACATTACCAATCATTTCAGCATAATTGGCTTGTTGTCCGGGTTGTTGACTGAGTTCATTCCATATATGGAACCATTCACCATATTGTTTATCAATTTCTTGGCCGCCAATTTCTAATTTGACTTCTTTAACTAGTACATGTCCGAGCCAATTGAGCCAGCGGAAATTTTTGTTTGGTGTTGGATTAATTAATGGTGATATTATTCTAACATATGTGCGGCCAATAAGATCTCCACTACGGCTAATAACAGCACTAACTGTACCACCAAAGTCAGTAGCACCGCTAAATGTTTGTTCGATAGATTCCATTGCGAAATTAGTATGTCTACGATAAACCACCTTAAAAAATGTAATCTGTGGATTACCCGTTAGATAAATATCTTGGGCGCCATATGCTACTAATTGCATTAAACCACCTCCCATTTTTATTTAAAGTGTGTTTCTTATTTTACTATTATTATGTGATTTTATTATTTTATTATTTGCCGCAGGATAGTTATTAGTTTTTCCTAAATCTTATTGCTAATAATAATTTAAAGGTATACAATAGTTTTGCCACTAAAAATATATTAGTATTTGGTGGATAATTGGCTTACTACTTAAATATTAAATTATTTAATCCGACTAGACCACCACTAATACTATGACATCTTTATCTGTTAAGCAAAAAACTAAACTAAAGGACTCAGTTTGCCAGAAAGAAACTATTGATAGTTTACATAGTAAAATGAAATCCCATTTTATAGAACAAAAAGATGAAATAACATTTGCTAAATCTGAAATAACAAGATTGACCGATGAACTAACACAATTAAAAGAACATATTGATTATAAAAAACCTATACCTGATTTTAAAATACAACAAAAAATATGGAAAATTGAGGAAGAAATTTCTGAATTGAAAGAACAAATTGCAATTATAAATGATAAAAATGAGGAAAAAAATTATTTGATTAAAACAGGTAAGTTACTCAGACAATATTGTAAACTTCTTGTTATGGAAAAAGAAATAATTGAAAAAAATAGTCAATATGATTTTGGGATTCGTACCAAGGAATCTGAAATAGATAATAATAAGCAGATGTCATCTACAAATACAAATGAATCTTCAAATGTATTTATGGCAGCTAAACCAAAATCAAAAGACAAAAAAAATATATTAGATTGGTTGAATAGCATACCAAGTGCTACTGATAAATCAAATAAACCCGAATCTTCAAAAATAAATATTGTTTTAAAAACCAATACATCTAAGCAGATAGACCCATTAGCCATACCAGATGAGCCAAAACAGAAAACGGATAAATTACCGGATAAACAAAAAATTTATGTCAAATATAGACAAGCTATCGATCCTAATTACGTGTCTTTTGCTGAGGATGAATTTGAGTTATTTGATATCTGTTTTCATTGTCATTATGAGATGGTTTTGAATCATAATACTGGTATGTTAAATTGTAATAATTGTGGTATGACTGAACGTATTATAGTAGATAGTGATAAACAAAGTCATAAAGAACCACCTAAAGAAATGACATCATTCAGTTATAAACGTATTAACCATTTGAATGAAATTCTTAGTCAATTTCAGGCCAAAGAAACAACAGATATTCCAGATGAGGTATATGAGAAAATCCTGATAGAACTCAAAAAAGAGCGGATTGACAATATGTCCCATTTAACACGTGATAAATTACGCGAGATACTTAAAAAGATTGATGAAACTGATTATTACGAACATATACCTTATATTATTAATCAGTTGAATGGTGTTCCACCTCCGGTTATAAGTCCTGAAGTTGAAGAAATTATTCGTGGTCTTTTTTTGCAACTTCAGCATCCATTTAATACTAATCGTCCAGATGATCGGAAAAATTTTTTAACATATGGATATATTTTGTATAAGATATTTCAATTACTTGAATTAGATGAATACCTATGTAATTTTAAGTTTTTGAAAGATCGCAAGAAGTTGTACGAACAAGAACAAATATGGAAAGCTATTTGTAAGGAATTGCGGTGGGAATTCATCCCTAGCATTTAAAAAAAAAAAAAAATAAAATAAAAATATTTCTGTCCGAATTTATAATTATGTATCCTTTAATATCTTGCTTGAATTTTACTTTCACTGCAAAATTTGCAGGATATAATTTTATGGGATTTTTTTTTTATGTTTTTTTATTTGTTTTTTTCATAAAATAGAATATTATATTAGTCAGCTCCTCTTAAAAATTGATTTGCCAATATTTAATTTAATTGAAATAACTATAATATTAATTCAAAGTCACATATTTTATTACCAAAAGCTAGTTATAAACATCAAACAAATGGCAAATATTACTGAAAATATTACTACTCAAGATAAATATCAATTCAGTGAGAAATATTTTGCGTATATGATTCCACACATTGATATGCGTGGTTCTATAAAAAAATTAACAGTTAATGGTACAGAAAAAATTAATCGAGCAACTATTGGCACACTTGAACAAGAAAATATTTCGTATATCAAATCGATTATACTTTGTAAAGTAAGTAGTTATCCAGTTGCACCAATCTCTAGGAGTAATTCATTGGTACAAAGTAGTAAATATACTAAATTTACTGAAGAAAGAACTAATGAAATAGAGACATATATTAGAGATAGAATATTTGGCAAGTTATCTGAACAGAATGATATGAATAGCAACAAACCAGCCACATATATTCATAATTTTGAATATCTTATGATTCCTATCGGCAATGCTTGTCAATTTAAGACACTTGAATCTTTGAATAATATTCTAGTACAAGGAATATGTGAATCACGCCATGTCCTAGCATCACTAGCATATATTTGTTATGAGTTTCCATTTCAACAAACTATTGGACGTAAAATAGAAGTATACGACCTTACTGATTCTAAAGAAATTGTCAGACATATTCCTCAATCTTCAAGACTGTTTAACTTTGTGTATAATTTTGATTTGACTGAAGATAAAATTACAAGTATTTGGAAAGCATGTTTTGCATATGGGTCAAGTGGCCGTACCAATATGTCATCATATACCAATAATGCACCGGCTACCTTAGAAATTATGACTAATTTGCTATTTGATTTTGCATTTGAAAATTATGATAGATTTGCAAATAATATTGCAGGCGGTAACTTATTTAATAGGTATTATGGAGTTGACAATGGCGAAAGTGGTGATACTATTAATATAGTGTCATTTATCGGCGGAACACCATATTACAGGTGTGTAACATCACTTTATCATTCAAACGATGTCCCGAATATTACTATTCAGGATGTTATAGGAAATCTAGCTGGCCGACAATATAAACTTCCAGGCGGACAACTGCATCCAAATTTCCAAAATATCGCTGACCGGCATTATTTCCCTGAAGATTACAGGAATAGCAAGCCGGACACCGATAACCCAATTTTCCCTCTATATGCTGCAATTATGATAAATAGCCTGTTGGCTGATATGGATTACCCAATTCAACCATTTGATTTTCAAATTGGACTGAGAAAATTTGAAAATACTATTACTCCCCAAAAAATGGGTTCAAGTAATATTAAGATATCTACAAATCTAAATAAACTTGAATATTCTATTCTTATTCACACAGAATTTTTATGTCGAATTATTAATAAGGATGGCAGTATTAAACAAACAGTTAAATCACTTGCAAAATTTATTAATGTAGACACATCAGTTGATTTGAAAAATATTGGATATTCCAATATGTCAAGTTTGTTTGAAACAACAGAACATGGTGCATTTTGGCCTATAAGTGATTATCAAGAATTTGCTAGTGTTAAATCAGGAATTAAAGTACCGCTTTTCAGTTATCAACAACGGAATGTTAGTTGGATGAACGGTATTGAAAATGCTGTTATCACTGGCAGGAACACAATGGATTTTAAACATCTTGGTCTATTCGGACATCTGCTCGATAGACAACAAGGAATTCAGCAAGGATCTATTGTAGAATTCAATATTGGTGATAACTATTATAACACTATTATGCTGCAAAATGGCACTAATATTCATATCCCTAAAAAAGTGAAACCGACTATACAACTTTCGGGAGGTGTCCTAGCTGATGATGTGGGTCTAGGTAAAACACTTAGTATTATTAGTCATTTAGTCGCACAATATGACCGTGATAAGGCTGATTACCTAGCCGGCCAATTTGATTGTAATACCCTAGTAATCATCCCACCCCGGCTTCTCAAACAATGGATTTACGAAATCGAGAAATATACCCCTGCCGGGATGTTTAATATTATTGGTCTGGCAAGTATTACGGATATCAAGAAATATGCTACTACTAAACAAGCCGATTTTACATCTGCAATGGCTACGTCTACTACTGCTACAACTGCAAATACAGGTTTTGAGGGTATTGTACCGGACTTGTTGCTTAATGCTGGAGAAGATGAAACTATTATTAGCCGTGGACCGTTTCTTGTTCCTAATTCACTTAAGGCAGATTATAAGGTGCTTATTACACAATTGATTGAAGATACCGGGATTCTAAAAAATACTACTAAAGTTACAACTATTCACCTAGATGGCAATATATCAACTGCTAATGAAGATTTGTCAACAGTTAAAAATGAACCTAGATTGAATACAGCATCATGTAAACAACCGCATGCCCGGTCCCCTGCTAAAAAAATGGATATTGTTATTATGTCTGCAAATCTACTGGCTAATGGCAATTACCACGAATACATCGCTAGTGCTTTTAATGCTAATGGTAAACAAACAGAGTATGATTTCCATACTGCAGATTATGTAGACGTTTTCCGTATGAAATGGAACCGCATAGTAGTAGATGAAGCGCACGAACGTATTCAGATTGAAACCAATGACTGTACTCCTGATAGCGACACAAAGGCAATTTCATATAGTATTATTCACTTTCTACAAAGTAGATTCAAATGGGCGATGACGGCAACACCGTTCGAACATGGATATTCCAATCTACTAGGATATCTTCTTTGGCTCATGCCTAGCGCCAAGATTAATATTAATAAGTTTTCGGCAACTAGGTTAAGCGAGCTTTACATAAATCCTGATTATCCGTATCACAATAGTATGAATGACATTGACATTATGCATACTAATGTCAGATATTTGATGACTGATTCTGAGAGCCTAGAACTGCAAAAAAGGATTGTCAGTAAGACTAGCAAACGCGCAGTTGCAGCCGAAATAAATATTCCCATTTTTACAGAGGAAGTCCATAAAGTTCAGCTAGGTAACATTGAGCGCAATATCTATAATAATGCTAAAACTGACAATAACTACAGGGGTGATAAACTCCGCCGGTTGTTTGAGCTATGCACTAATATTTGTATTAGCACGGAGGATATCCAGAATCTAGGTATT